ACGCGATGGAGTAGCTCCAACGGAAGAACTGAATTGTGTCAAGCGACGCACGTGAAGAGCGTTGGAAAGTCCCAAAGTCAAAGAAACAAGGTCATCCTTGATGTAGGACTCACCACCAGAACCACTTAGTTTAGCAACTGGAATGTTCATGATAGCAAATTTAGTTGTACCAGAAACAAAAGCAGGATCATATTGAAGAATAGAATCAATGTGATCTGCAACAGTCTCGGACACGACTGCACCAGCGGCTGAACCAGCCTTGTAGGATCCTTGCTGACCAAAAGTACCTGAAAACAGGATACGGCAGCTTGATGGGCTAGTGGCGGTTCCAGTACCACCACCGTGCAACTGTGCGTTGCTAAGGGAAGCGGTTGGTGAAGAATAACCGTTGTTCAAGTTGTAGAAACCACCTGCGGCTGTTCCCAGTTCAGCGCTGAGATCAACACCTCCGGTGATTGCCTGACCGACAACACCACCACCATACAGTGAGTCACCTACTGCATTGGCCAAACGTTCGGTGGCAACATCAGTACCACCATACGTGAAGTCAAGGAAGAAGATGAGACCACTAGGCAGGCTCATTGGTTGAACACTAACGAGTTCGTTAGCAATAAGTCCACCGAATACACGGCGAACGATTGGAAATGCAACAGCGGCGAAACCTTCGACATCACCACCCTGCATTGTTGAAGCAGCTTCGCGAAGAAGCTCTTTAGCTTGGTTCTCCAGAAGACGAGCCATGCCATTTTTTACATGATCGTTTCCGAGTCCCTCAAGAAGACCTGTCTTCTCCCATTTGTCTAGGAGAGCAGCACCTTCCTTACGCATATCGCGATTAACGATACCCTCTGTAAGTTTGTTTAAGATAGACATTTTTTTATCTCCTTTAATAAGTCATCTATTTCTATTTTAATCCGGCCAATGCTTTCATACGATCAGCAAATGGGTCGGATTTGGCTCTTTCCTCTCTACGAGGAAGGAATGCTGAAGAACTGCGTGAAACAACTTCGTTTAGTGATTCTGGCATTTTACGTTTTTTAGTGCTGCCCACTGAACTTTGAAGGGTCTCGAATATAATTCGTGCTTCTTCAACAGATTTTGCATTGGAAATAGTTTCGACAATTTTTTCTTTTTGTCGCTCATTCAAGGAGACACTATTCAAAATGCGGTTCTGGTAGAGTAACTTAGCGTTGGTCAAATTGCTTTCATCCAACTTTTCCTTAAGTTGCTCAATGACTGTGCCGTATTTATTAATTTTGTTTTCCAGCAACTGGACTTTGTTGCTCATTTTCTTTTGTTCTCTCAGAAGAGATTTGTTTTCTTTCTTAAGCTCTTTAGACTCTCTAAAAGGAAAGTCAGGTTTTTCTTGGGCAATATTAGTATCGCCGTAGCCACCACCCATATCGTCGCGATGATCACGCATGCCTGCTTTCTTTTTGTCTTTAGCTGTTTTTTTCATTGGCTCTTCTTTGTCTTCTTCTAGCGCTTTACCATCGGCGCCTACCTTTGATTGGTCTCCTTCCGCTGCTTCTTCCTCGGTAGAATTACTAACAAAATCTTCATTCAGTTCTTCGGAATCTTCCTCTAAAGTGCCTTCGTCTTCTTCTCAGCGATGGCTGCGCGGATTGCGGCTTCATCGATCTCAATGTCCTCGTCGAGAGTGTTTTCTTCCAATTCTTCGGTAAGTTCAATCTCAATCTCTTCACTGTCTTCAGTAATAGCATCAAGCTCTTCAGCTACTTCTTCGCGCTGGAGCATGTCGGAGGGATCAAGTTCTTCTTCGGCCATCAACTCTTCAAGCTTGTCCAAGTCCAATGTAACTGTTTCATCGGTTGGTGCGATTTGAGCGGCGGGTAGCTCCTCTACCATTTCAACGTTTCCCTCTTGGTCTACTTCAAGAGCATTAATGGGTGAAGCTTCTTCTTGCTCTAAGATTTTTTCAACAGCTTGTTTGATTTCATCTTGGTATTTCTCCACGATGTTTTCTTCTGCTGTTTTTCGAGCAGTTTCCTTGAGTTGTTCGGCATCGATAATTGCTTGTTCTAACATAGAAGACATAAATTACTCCTTATAATCCTATAGATCTATGAATTAATTAGTATAAAATGAACTAAAATACCTCAAATATTACCTATCGGTACGTGGTTGTTTGAGTTTATGTAATTTTTCGAGCACTTTTTTTCTGCGTTTTCGCTCTTTTGCTCTTTTAGCGGAGGGTTTTTCATAATATCTTTTTTCATACAACATCTCCATTATTCGAGCTTTTTTTACCTTCTTGCTCAAACGCTTAATCATGCGCTCAATAGGCTCATCTGGGTATTTTGGTGTAACTTCAGCGTTGATAACTTTTTTAGCCATCTTATCCTCTCTTATATCATATTTTTCCAGTCACGGTTGGCAACAGCCATAATGCCTGTGATATCCACACCAGCATCATTGGGGTCTACACCTGATAAAGCGCCTTGGGCTGACGCTGCTCCTTCGTTGGGAACCCCACCGTTAGCGATAGGGGTTACACCTTCAAAGATATCACTGCCAAAACCGGCTGCATCTAATAGCTTACGTTTCTGTTCTTTGAGTGCTCGTTGTTGTTCTTCCATAGCGAGCAACCTTTCTTCTTCCAATTTTTTCTGTTGTTGAATCATATCCTTGTTTTCCTGAATAGGCTGTGTGGCGGGAACAGGGCCTAGTCCTCTCACAACTTCAGAAATAATATTAGACAAAAGCCCTTGTTCAATAAGGGCTTCGTTAATACATTCTTTTACAATTGGTTTAATAAGTCTTTTAAGATCTGATTTCTTCATTTTGCCTCTTTGGGTTTACTCGGTGGGTTCAACAGTGCTTTCTTCGCCATCTTGTACA